TTGCAATGATTCCCGGTTGTTTCCCGCCGTGGGGAGGGGGATTTCTTGACCGATGAGTCAGACGACAGCCTAAAGCGGCATCGCACGAAGTCGGAGATGACGCGGGACATCCGAAGTCCTCGCGAAGTCTACGATGACGAGCGTCGGGAAGCTGCGGATAAGTCGTTACGCGCGTTCCTGGAATCGTATTTCGCAGCAGCATTCCCTCTGGCATGGTCTCCGGATCACCTGGAAGTTATCGAGACGCTCGAGACAGTCGCGACGAAGGGCGGGCTTTACGCGCTTGCCATGCCGCGCGGTTCAGGCAAGACATCAATCGCCATGCGTGCGGCGTTGTGGGCATTGCTCACGGGTCGCCGCAAATATGTCGAAGTGATCGCATCGACAGAGACCGCAGCCAAGAAGCTTATCAAGCAACTGCGGCAGGAGTTATCTTTCAACGATCAACTCCGGCTGGACTATCCGGCCGAGATGCACGGTATCTGGCAGCTCAAGGGCGACAACCGTCGCGCCGGTGGCCAGTTGTGCGACGGTGAAAAGACTGGGGTGGTCCTTGGCGTTTCTGAGATCGTTTTCCCGAGCCACAAATACACGCCGATCGGCGGGTCAATCGTGTACGCGGCTGGTCTGACTGGCAACGTGCGCGGGCCGAACCACACGCGGCTAGATGGGTCCGTGATCCGTCCCGACTTCGTGATCCTTGACGATCCGCAGACGCGGGAGTCTGCCACGTCATCGACGCAAACGCAGGAGCGTTGCGAAATCATCGAAGGGGACGTGCTAGGGCTTGCCGGGCCTGGGCAGTCAATCGCCGCAGTGATGCCGTGCACAGTCATCGCAAAGGACGATCTAGCCGACCGATTCCTGCAGAATCCGCACTGGAAATCGAAGCGGGCCAAGCTGCTGTACTCGTTTCCGTCCGATATGGCAGCGTGGGATCGGTACTTTGAGTTCCGGTCTGAAGTGCTGCGGACTCGCCAGCCAGACGGCAATATCAACGAATACTACGAAGCCAATCGAGGCGAGTTGTCGGCGGGGTCCGTTGTCGGGTGGGAGTCGCGTAAGGAACCAACCGAGGTCGATGCGCTACAGTCGGCAATGCATCTGTGGTTCAGGTCTCCGGCCGCATTCTCTGCCGAGTACAACAACGATCCGATCGGCAGCGAGCGCAAGGCTGATAGCCCAAGCTATGCGGGGTTGGTCAACAAGACGAATGGCATGGCGCGCGGCGTTTGTCCGATCTGGGCGAACACGGTAACGGTCGGGATCGACGTGCAAAAACGAGCGTTGTTCTATGTGGTTGTCGCGTGGTCTGCGGAGTTCTCTGGGCAGGTCATCGACTATGGCGCATGGCCGAAACAATCACGGGCGTACTACTCGTTGTCAGAACTCAACCCGACTTTGCAGCAGGCTTCCGGCTCGTCACAAGACACCGGCGCGTGGATGTGGGGATTGAATGGACTCGTGTCCGATGTGGTCGGCCAGCCGTGGGAACGCGAGGACGGCGGGCAGTTGAGCGTGTCGCGGGCGTTAGTCGACGCGAACTACGGGGAGTCGACCGACACCGTTTATGAGTTCTGCCGCCGCACGGTATTCAACGGCGTTTTGATGCCGTCACACGGTCGCGGTATCAAGGCCGGTGATCGGCCCATGAGCGAATGGCCGAAAAAGATCGGCGAGCAACACGGATACCACTGGATCGCTACGGCTGGAGACGGGCGGCGCTCGATTAGGCACGTCATCTTCGATACAAACCACTGGAAGACATTCCTTGCCGCGCGTGTCGCCGCAATGGACGGGGAAAAGGGATCGCTTTCAGTATTCGGCAAGGGGCCGGAACAGCATCGCCTTTTGTCCGATCACCTCACGGCGGAATCGTGCGAACCAACGCAGGGCCGCGGGCGTGAGCTGTGGGAGTGGCGATGCCGTCCCGGTGTCGATAACCACTTCCTCGATTGTCTCGTGCTCGCTGGCGTGGCCGCATCGCAGGCGAGCTGTTCTCTACAGGGGATTGCGTCAGTTGCAAGTAACCAGCGTCGGACGTTCCAACTGCCTACAGGATCACGGCGTGCCTGACGGAAACCGCAGGGTATTCGAGCTGCCCGGTGCCGGTCTCAAGTGCGGAAACTGCGGCGCGATTTTGCCGACGGTCAAACGCACAACAAAGACGGACGGGTGGATTGTGCGCGAACGCATATGCCCAGAGTGTGCGCAATCTAATTTCACGTCAGAGAGAGTCATACAGTACCGAGAGCGGAAACGGTACGCGAGCGGGAACGAATAACGGTAGTAGACGGTATATATACCGTCTTGCGATTTACATATTGCGCCGTCGGCATAGGATTAAGCCGTTTCGTGGGTAACTACCACGCGCATGGCTGAATCAATGTCCGATCTGACCACGCAGATTGAAACGCAAGCCGAGAAGACGCAGGCCACGTCTGCCGACGGCGTTAGCGTTTCGCGCCGGTCGCTCACGGATTTGATCGAGGCCGACAAGCATCTGCGGGCCACTGAGGCGACCAAGCCCGCGAACATTTCCGCAACCATTCGCGGAATGATGCTCAAGATCGTCCCGCCGGGAGGCCACTGATATGAGGTGGTGGTCTCGACTCTTTGGCGGCAAGCCGCTCCAAGCGAAGTTTGACATCGCGCAGACGACGCACGAGAACCGCAAACACTGGACCGCGGCCGATGGTCTTTCGGCTGTTGCGTCCATGTCTCCGGGTGTGCGGCGCGTGATCCGCATTCGCTCGCGGTATGAGGCCGAAAACAACTCTTGGTACGCGGGCATCCTTCGCACCGCTGTCAATCACATCGTCGGCGTTGGGCCGCGCCTGCAGGTGCTGACTGCCAACCCGGAAGCCAACGCACGACTTGAGCGGGCGTTTCGCCAGTGGATGCGCACGAGCGATTTCGTCGACACGCTGCGAACGGCAACGGAAGCATATTGGCGTGATGGCGAGGTCTTCTTGATGCGTGCGGATCGGCCGCGGAATTGGCCGTACACGCTCGATATTCGCATGTTCGAGTGTGACCAGATTGCGAGTCCGTGGGGTGGGAGCATCCTGCGCGAAGACTTCGTTGACGACGGCGTGCGGTTTGACGCTGCATCGAACGAAATCGAAGTCTACGTCCTCGATCGTCACCCCGGCAGCAACTCAATCAAATCGTCGGTGACTGGGCAATGGTACTCGTCCAACTCGGTCGCGCATCTGTTCCGCGCTGAACGTCCCGGACAAGTCCGCGGACTGCCTCGCGCCACACCTGCGCTGCAGACGCTGCCGATCATGCGGCGGCAAGAGCTGGCCACGCTGTACACGGCGGAGTCGGCTGCGAATTTCGGCATCTATCTCAAATCGACATCACCAGCGATTGACCCAACGGAATCGCCTGCCGACTTCGCCGAAATCGAGATCGCGCGCAACATGCTCACCACGCTCCCGGCTGGGTGGGAGGCGCAGCAATTCGAGCCGAAACAACCCGGCCCACAGTATGAGATGTTCCAGCGCCAGGCGCTCACGTCGTTCTGCCGCTGCACGAATATGCCTTACGGGCTGGCCGCTGGCACGTCGCGAGACAGCAACTTCAGTAGCTTCAAGGGCGACATTCGGAACGTCTGGAAGCCGGAAGTTCTGGTTGAGCAGTCGCGTATCGAAGCGTCGATCATGGAGCCGGTTTTCCGCTGGTTCCTGGAGTCGGTCGTCTACGTGCCGGGCGTGCTCGATGGCATGCCCGCAATCGAACAAATCGATCATCAGTGGCACTGGCCGCCGCTGCCGGACATCGACCCGATCGACACTGCGAACACCGCCGCGATCCGCATCGCAAGCGGTCAAGCGTCGATGACGCAAGTCCATGCAGAGAACGGCAAGGACTGGACCGACGAAGCAACGCGGGCCGCGGCTGACTTTGGCGTTCCTGTTACTGCATACAAGTCATCCGTTTTCTACAAGACCTTCGGCATCGCTGCTCCTGTTGCGTCAAATCCGGCGGCAGAAGGTGGTGCCGCCGTTGCTGATACCGCGATGAACGGTGCTCAAGTGGCATCACTGCTTGAGATCGCCAACCAAGCCGCTGTTGGTGCGCTGCCTGTCGATACAGCCAAGGCAATCGTGCGATCTGCGATCCCTGCGTTGCGGCCTGAACAAGTCGACTCAATCCTTGATCCGCTGTCGGGTTTCAGTCCCGTAGTCGGACCAGATGGAAGGCCAGTTCCACCTACTGCAGCCGCTGGCGGCGAGTATACGCAACTCGGGCAACGCGCATTTACAAACAACTTGAAGCGCATCAAGCAGACTCTTGACCGGCTCGCGGCTGGTGAGATTTCGCAGGTATTCGCTGAGCAGACGCTGCAGTCGATCGGTCTTGATGCCGGTCGCGTGCAGGCGTTGATTGCCGACGCGCTAGATGGTCGTGTGGACGATCCGCAGCTTCAGGAGGTCGCACAATGAAGCCGATCGGCATCCTTGCTGCAATCAACATGCGGGCCAGTGCACAAGGCAAGCCGCGACGGTTCAACATCCTTGCTTATAGCGGCGGGGAGTTGAACGTATACGGGTTCGATCTGCCTGTGATCGTCGATCTTGTCGGGCTGGAAGTTCCCGAGACTCCGCTGCCCATCCTGATCGACCACACCAAGAGCGTCGAAGCCACGCTTGGAATGACCGACAGCGTGGAGAACACCGGAACCGCTCTTGTCCTTGCTGGGCCGGTCACTGGTGCCAGCGGGATGGCGCTGCAAGTTATCGCACAAGCCGATGCCGGGCATCAGTGGCAAGCGTCCATTGGGGCGATGGTTGTCGACTCCGAGCGGATCGCAAGCGGTCAAACAGTGCAAGTCAACGGGCAGACGTTCGTCGGTCCCGTGATCGTGGCGCGGCGTGCCGTGCTACGCGAAACCAGCGTTCTCCCAATGGGGGCGGACGCATCGACCAAGGTCAACTTGGCGGCGAGTGCCGCCGCAATGAAAGGGGCTACGCCCATGCCGTCATTTGAGGACTGGCTGAAAAGCCTGGGGCTTGACCCCGCGACGATCGACGACACCAACAAGGCTGCGTTGCAGCTCGCCTACGATGCCCAGCAAGCCCCGGCCACTCCGGC